CCACCACCCAAAATCAGCAGTGGTTGCACCATGGTCATTCGTTTGAGCCGTCCAGGCTCGTCAAACCAGTTAAAAGCGCATTGCATATCGGCATTTATCGGGCTGATGTAATCAGACGAACCGACATAGCCCTGATTGATGACGCCGTTGTTGCTGCCCCAGTATAGATTATCTTTATAGATAACGAAACAATTGGCATTCCAGCCAGTGAACTGGCACCAAGCCCCTGTCAGTGCATTCATGACGAACTGCACCTGGGTCGTATTCTGCACTTGCGGCACGTTGAGGATAACAAGCTGCTGAGCGGGAAAGGTCATCAACTGCCAGCCAAACAAGAATTGACCCTGTGCAGTGGCAGTCGCCATAGCATTTTGGATGCGGGCAGTAAGGGCAATGGATCGGTCGGCGCTAGGGTCAAACGGCAGCGCCTGGGAAATGGGGATAACCCCCTGCATGGTGATGATAGCAACATCTGAGCCTATGCGGGTCAGGCAACGCAAACCTATTGGCGGGGATATGTCAAAGGTGCCAACCAGTTGCCATGCTGCGGCATTGGTTGGATCAGTACCCTGGTAAATGGTAACTTGACCACGACTGGAGATGAACAAGGCATAGTCTTGCGGGCCAGCACCGCCGTCAATGGTCCAGCTGGTCATGGCCACCAGGTAACCGCCCTTATTCCACAGTTGGCCGAAATCCTGTGTCCCGGCGATGGGGCCAGTAACAGCCCCCACTGGCATGTAGGCCACAACAGTCGACTGGTTCATGACGAACCAAAGACGCTGCTTCTGTGAATTGATGTTGATGATGTTGGCGGTGCTGCTGCCTGGAAGTCCGGATATGGAAGGGTTAGACCAGCTGGTACCGTCAAACCTAAGCATCTGATCCACGCCGTTGACCGAGAACAGATTAGTGGTGCCCCCTGCGGGGGTAAAATTGACCCACTGCCATTGATCAGAATTGAGGCCGGTGACAACAGCGGATGCGTTGCTGGTTGAGATATCGTAAATGCTGCTGCCCGCTGCTGCAAACATCTTTTCTACGGTTGGCGACCGGTAGGTCATCAAAGTTTCTACCGGGGAGTTGACCATCGTGTTGGCATACTGCTGATAGCCGCCACGAAGTTCTACAAACCCAGGACGTGGCACCCAATTGTTGAGGATTGGGGCGCGCTTGGGGTCCATCTCCGCCAACGGCGAGATAGCATCCCAGCCATCAACCGGTGCCGGGATGGTCTTGGCAATCACATCGGGTGATAGGTATGGGACTTTCTGAACTGAGGCGGATTTTCTCACTTAGCGCCACCCATAAACTGTGACTGTAAAGGTCAGATTTCCTGCACCGTCACTGGAAAATTGCAGGGCGTTTACGGGAAGGACTGCGCCCTGATAAGTAGCCCCGCCCTGAAAATTGTAGAGTAAAGTGCTGCTGCCCAAAGTACCGGTAGAACTGAATTGCTTGAAATTGGTGGTGCCCCCAAGGTCGTAGCAATCAAGAGTAAGCCCGGATGCGTAATTGGCGTTGGATGATCCCCAACCTATAATGGCAGAAGTTGCAGTAGTGTTATTAAACGAATGTGCCTGCACGCCGTCATTTCTTATGTCCTGATAGAAATAAGTATAAGCATTCGCCGTGCTGTCAAATGTGGAACCACCATCAGTGGAAGCTTGAAAGACAAGATCACCGTCTGAACTATCCTGAAGATTGGTGAAGACAATACTGAATTTCTTATAAGTGTTGATCAGAGTACCAAACACTATATTGAGATGAGTAACAGCTACAGGTGAGCCAGTCAGGAGTTGAACAGCACCAATACTGCCAGCACCGGTCCTGAGGCCGGTCAGCCCAGTGGCAATATCGTCCAGATCGGCCCCAATCAGCGGCGGCAATTGATTGTTGCAGGCGTAACCATCACCTATTTCGTTAAGAATAGTAAATGTACCGGTATTATCATAGGACATTTATTTCGCAGCCCCAGGGCCAAGTTCTACGGGTGCTGCTGGCCACATGCGACGGTATTGATCGAGGCCATGCTGACCATGTTGTTGGTACATATTCTGCATGAAGTCTTCGTTCATAATTCGACGCTGGTCAGCTATCCGTGGATCTAACGGAAATGGGATTACATCACCAGCCATATGCTGCAAGTGCTGAGCAGGATGTGAGAACAACGCAGCCATTGGGTCCTGGCCGCCTTGAGTTATCCTGCCACCACCACCCCACGGGGGCGGGAAGGTAGGTGTGCCGGGTGGAACCACCTTGAAGGTGTTGCCGGGGTCATAAGCAGGATTATTTGGATCTTTCAGCCGTTCCCGCCCGTGCATGAGCAAATCTATTGGGGATAGCTGACGTGGTGGGAACAGGGCGTTCATGGTGGGGTCTTGCGGCCCTTGCAGGGCTGAGACCATAGGGTCTTGGGTCATTTGCTTTCACCTGTCCCTTATGCCGGGTCAGTCATTTCCCAGCCGTCAAGGTATACGTCACAACGCAACGCAGCCGGGCCGTCTACCCTGACATACATTTCGTCCATAAGCAGCCAGCAACGGACCCCGGAATTTGTACTCGGTGCCGCGTACTGGCAAAGCCGGTCATATGCCCCAGTTGGCCCAGAGGCGATGAATACGTCGCCGCTTGCGCCACTGGTAACGATAGTTAATAGCACCAGACGAGCTGGATTTGGGCGATATGCCGACAAGTTGATTGTTTGCCAGTTGGCACGCCCGAACAGGCTGGCGACAAGACGGGGCTTGTACAGACTAACCACCGGCTGCGGCCATGCCCCTTGATGCAAGAAATCAAGCTGGCCGTTGTGCATTGGGAAGCCGGTATTGAGCCTGCGGAAATAGGTGAAACCACTAGGGTAAGTAAGCTGCGTCGGGTCCTGCTGCTTGCTGCCGATCCCGCACATCTTACTGGTAATTGGATTGTAGAGAACCCATGGATACCAAATACCGTCGGTCATTTGGCCAGTATCGCGGCCATTTGCGCCGACAGTCTTCAAGTCAACTACGATAGGTGCACCATTTTCCACCACGATCAGGGGCTGAGCGGGGACCGGGAATACTGTTGACAGTGGCCACATCTGTGCCGAACCGACGTTGACCCAGTAAGTGGTCAGATCGGCAATGTCCGGCCTAAGCCCTGAAATTTCCAGAAGGGACATGTTTAGCTCCCGTTAAAACTGCTCAACTTAAGTTGGCAAGACGAACGTATTGCAACAGCCCCTTTGGGGGCCATCCCTGACTTTAACCCATACTCGTCCCATTCCAGTGCTTGCACAAAGCATTCTTCAATGGTGGGCATGCTGAGTTTGTGGGTCACGTCCGGCAGGTTGGCGGGCATGACTATGGTCATGAATAGGATGATTGGAGCGGTGATTTCGTTCATGGCACAATCCTCAGTGGTGCCCGCTTAGGTGTAACTGTCTTCGGTGTTATACGGCGATCAACATCGATATCCCTACCCTGTCAACTTAGCTAGCATTAGGACCCACAGGACCTGGAAAAAAGCCGTCTTGAACATTCGCGGGCGATATGAAGATTGGATTGACCCGCTTCACCACATTGAGCGTCGGTGCACCACCGTCACGGGCTATGAGACGGTCAACATAATCCACCCATCGCTGCTGCAGGGTCATGTAACTGCCAAACCCCTTCACTTCCCAGAACATCCATTTGATGCCCTGGATGATCGCCTGATCGTCCAGCAACGGCGTGTCAGTATCATTGGCAAAGTACTGGGAAAAAGTCAGGCCAGCACCCGTGACATTAACGGCAGCGATGCTCAGGTACTCAAAGACCAGCTGCAATGGCTCAACAATCTCAGCAGGGGCAGGCCAAATTCTGAACTCGTTGGCATAAGTGTTGGCGGTGCCACCTGAACCCAACTGCCTGAAATGCCTTCTTGGCCCGGTAACCACAATGCCTGACCGGTGCCACTGGTCCATCTGCGGGCTGTCAGGGCCAAGAAGTTCCCAACGGTTGGTGCGGTCCCACATTGTCCGGTTCTGGAACCAGTCAAAGCCTACCGGCATGGGGTAGGTGTCACGCATGAACAGCAAGGAAGCACCAGGCACTATGCTGGTATTGGTATTTTCCATCGTCATAGTGATCTGCGACGAAGAATCTACCGTCAATACCCTGGCAGCTACCGGGATGCCCGGGCCTGACACCTGGAAAACGTAAGGCAGGATACCGGTGGTGTTGGGGGTAATGTTGGTGATGACGGCGCTGTTTGCCTGCAGATTACCGGTAACGGTAGTAGGCACACTGACCAGTAGGTTGAATTCGAACTGCAGGGCGGTCCAGCCTATGGGGTTGACCCGCCGCATTTCGTCTAACACCCGGTTGGCCAGCGCCCCCATCTGCGTGCCGGTAACGTCAGTGGTGGCACCACCAGTGCCAAAGACCGACACTGAAACTGGCAGGCCCAGTTCCATTTCGGCGTTTTGCACCATTTGCAGGATGGTCTGCATTTCAGGTTACCTAGTGACGCGGGGCCGTTGCCTGCGGGGTTTCTCAGTCGGGCGCAGTGCCCCGCCAGTGGCGTTGATCATCGCAGTTTGCGGGTCAAACCCCCGA